GGGAATCATTGCCGGACATGGCCGAGTGCTCGCTGCACGCAAGTTGGGCCTGACCGACGTGCCGTGCATTCGGCTCGATCACCTGACCGAGGCTCAAAAACGCGCTTATGTTATTGCCGACAATCGACTTGCGCTGAACTCCGGTTGGGACACTGAAATGCTGAAGGTGGAGTTTGCCGATCTGCAGGAGCTTGGTTTCGACCTCGAGCTGACTGGCTTCGACCTGGACGAGATCAAGGAGCTGCTGGCACCCGTTGGCACCGAAGGCCTGACCGACCCCGACGATGCCCCACCGCTGCCGGAGCACCCGCGCACCGTGCCCGGCGACATTTGGGTCATGGGAAAGCACCGCCTCCTGTGCGGCGACAGCACCAGCATGGACGACTTGGCCAAACTGACCGACGGCCAACTGGTGGACATGTGGCTGACAGACCCACCGTACAACGTGGCCTATGAGGGCGGCACCAAGGAGAAGCTGACGATTAAGAACGACGAGATGGGCGACGAGCAGTTTCGGCAGTTCTTGCGCGACGCTTACACCGCAGCCGACACGGTCATGAAGCCCGGCGCTGTGTTCTACATCTGGCACGCAGACTCTGAGGGCTACAACTTCCGAGGCGCTGCCCAGGACGCAGGCTGGAAAGTCCGCCAGTGCCTGATCTGGAAGAAGTCCAGCATGGTCATGGGCCGCCAGGACTACCACTGGAAGCACGAGCCATGCCTGTACGGCTGGAAGGAAGGAGCCGGGCACCTTTGGGCTGCCGACCGCAAGCAGACCACCATCCTGGAGTTCGAGAAGCCAAGCCGCAACGGCGAGCACCCGACCATGAAGCCGGTGGCCCTGTTTGAGTACCAGCTCCTGAATAACACCAAGGGCGGCGACCAAGTCCTGGACAGCTTCGGCGGCTCCGGCACCACCCTGATCGCAGCCGAGAAGAACGGCCGCGTCGCACGCCTGATGGAACTCGACCCGAAGTATTGCGATGTGATCGTGAAGCGCTGGCAGGATTTCACAGGCAAAATAGCAATTCACGCAGAAACTGGCGAACCTTTCGCGGAGGTTACAAATGGCAAAAACACCTGAAAAATCCACCCGACTGCCTAAAAAAGAGGCAGTTCAAGCCAAAAAGAACGGCGGCGCACGTCCTGGCGCTGGCCGCAAACCCTTTGAACCGACCGATGCCGAGCGCAAGCAAGTGGAGGCAATGTCGGGTTACGGCGTGCCGTTTGAGCAGATCGCTGCTTTAATTCGGGAAGGCATCTGCATCGACACCTTGCGCGACAAGTTCGCCACCGAACTGGTGAATGGCAAGGCCAAGGCCAACGCTCAGATTGGAAAGGGTATCTTCCAAAAAGCCATGGCAGGCGACACGACCGCGCAGATTTGGTGGTCGAAGTGCCAGATGGGCTGGAAAGAACCGCCCAGACAGCTGGAGCACACCGGAGCCAACGGCGCACCGATTGCCGTGGCCACCCTGGACGTTTCTCAACTTGGCACCGAGGTGCTGGCGCAGATCATGGCCGCAAAAGATGCAACTGACGCAAGCTGACCTGCTGGCCATTGAGCGCGAACTGTGCAAACGCAGCCTGGCCGAGTTCGCCAAGCGTGCCTGGCGCGTGCTCGAACCGGCTGCGCAACTGAAGTGGGGCTGGGCGCTGGACGCTATCTGCCTGCATCTGGAATCCGTGACCAAGGGCGAAATCACCCGCCTGCTGATGAACGTGCCACCTGGCTCCATGAAGTCCCTGCTGACCGGCGTCATCTGGCCAGCCTGGGAGTGGGGGCCAGTTGGCCTGCCTGAGATGCGCTTCGTTGGCACGGCCCACGAAGAGCAGCTGGCCATCCGAGACAGCCGACGCTGCCGCGACCTGATCAAGTCCGAGTGGTTCCAGAAGCTCTGGCCGCTTGACCTGCTGGCCGACCTGGACGGAAAGCGTGAGTTCGGGAATACCCGCAAGGGCATCCGACAGGCCAGAGCCTTCACCAGCATGACCGGCGTGCGCGGTGACCGCGTCATCCTGGACGACCCGATCAGCGCCGACAACGCCAACAGCGCGGCCAAGTTGGAGGCGGCCCGGATTGCGTTCACCGAGACCCTGCCGACCCGCGTCAACTCCGACAAGTCGGCCATTGTTGTGATCATGCAGCGCCTCAACGAGAAGGACATCTCCGGCGTCATCAAGGAAATGGGCCTGCCATACACGCACCTGTGCATCCCGATGCGCTTTGAGCCTGAGTTTCGGTGCACCACCAGCATTGGATGGACTGACCCAAGGACGACCGAAGGCGAGCTGATGTTCCCCGAGCGCTTTGGTGAGACGCAGGTGGCCGAACTGGAAAAGACCCTGGGCACCTACGGCACGGCCGGACAGCTCCAGCAGCGGCCAGCACCCCGAGGTGGCGGCATCATCAACACCGACTGGTTCGGCTATTGGTCGCACGTCCCGCAGCTGGAGTTCCGCTTCATCACCGTGGACACGGCCCAGAAGACCGCCGACCACAACGACTGGTCTGTGCTGCAGTGTTGGGCACGCTCATCCATTGGCAAGGCTGTCAAGCTCGACCAGGTGCGCGGCAAGTGGGAAGCGCCCGAGCTTTTGGTGCAGGCGCGTGCCTTTTGGCTCAAGCATCTGAATGACCCGAGGCCGCTGGCCAACGCAGCCACCATGCGCGGCATGTACGTCGAGGACAAGGTTTCAGGGACTGGCCTGATTCAGACCCTGCGCAGGGAAGGCCTGCCGGTCATTGCGGTGCAGCGCAACAAGGACAAGATCAGCCGAGGCTACGACGCGGCACCGTTCATCGAGACGGGCAACGTGCTGCTGCCGCAGGATGCGCCTTGGCTTTCAGACTTCCTGGCCGAGGTCGCGGCCTTTCCGTCTGGCGCTCACGACGACCAGCTTGACCCGATGTTTGACGCGATCAACCTGGTGCAGCGCCTACCGGCCAACAAGGCGGCGATGGTCAAACCATTGCCTACCGTGTCGAAATGGTGAGAAAATACTTGAAACGAGGGCAAAAATATGGCACGCATTTCCAAAGAGCAGCGACTGGCGAATCTCCACGCAGAAGCGCTCTCTCAGTTTGACAACGTCCAAACGGCGCTGCGTGACGAGCGCCTTCAGTGCTTGCAAGATCGGCGCTTCTACTCGCTGGCCGGTGCCCAATGGGAAGGCCCACTTTGGGACATCTACGAGAACAAGCCTAAGTTCGAGGTGAACAAGATCGCCCTGGCGGTCATGCGCATCATTTCGGAATACCGCAACAACCGCATCACCGTGGACTTTGTGTCCAAGGACGGCGCGGAGAACGACAAGCTGGCCGACACTTGCGACGGCTTGTACCGTGCCGACGAGCATGACAGCGTGGCCAACGAGGCCTACGACAACGCCTTTGAAGAAGCCGTCGGCGGTGGCTTTGGTGCTTGGCGACTGCGCACCACCTACGAGGACGACGAAGACGAGGACAACGAGCGCCAGCGCATCCAGATCGAGCCGATCTTTGATGCCGACAGCTCCGTTTTCTTTGACCTGAACGCCAAGCGCCAGGACAAGGCCGACGCCCGTTTCTGTTACGTCATCTACTCGATGACCTACGAGTCCTACAAGGAAGAGTGGAACGATGACCCGACCGACTGGCCCAAGATCATCCACCAGTACGAGTTCGACTGGTGCACGCCCGATGTGGTCTACATCGCGGAATACTACAAGGTCGAGGACGTCACCGAGACCATCCGCATCTTCCGCGCCATCGATGGCACCGAGGAGCGCTACAAGTCCAGCGAGTTCACCGACGACCCGGCCCTGGAAGAAACCCTGGCCGCCATTGGCAGCGTCGAGGTGCGCCAGCGCAAGATCAAGTCCCGCAAGATTCACAAGTACATCATGTCCGGTGGCAAGGTGCTGGAAGACTGCGGCTACATCGCAGGCAAGTGCATCCCCATCGTTCCGGTTTACGGCAAGCGCTGGTTTGTGGACAACGTCGAGCGCTGCATGGGCCACGTGCGCCTGGCCAAGGACGCGCAGCGCCTCAAGAACATGCAGCTGTCCAAGTTGGGCGAGATCAGCGCCCTGTCCAGCGTTGAGAAGCCAATCCTCACGCCTGAGCAGATCGCTGGCCACCAGCTCATGTGGGCCGAGGACAACCTCAAGGATTACCCTTACCTGCTGATCAACCCGATCACCAACGCGGACGGCAGCCAGGCGATCAGCGGCCCGGTGGCCTACACGCGCAGCCCGGCAATCCCTCCGGCCATGGCAGCCCTGCTGCAGGTGACCGAGCAGGACATGCAGGACATTCTTGGCAATCCGCAGGCAGGCGAGAAGGTCGTCAGCAACGTGTCAGGCAAGGCCGTGGAGATGATCCAGCAGCGCCTGGACATGCAGACGTTCATCTACATGAGCAACTTCGCCAAGGCCATGAAGCGCTGCGGCGAAATCTGGCTGAGCATGGCCAAGGACGTTTATGTCGAGGAAGGCCGACAGATGAAGGTGATCACCGACAACGGCGACACCGACTCCGTCACCCTGATGCAGCCGACCATCGACCAGGAGACCGGAGAGGTCAAGATGGCCAACGACCTGGGCGCGGCCAAGTTCGACGTGGATGTGGACGTCGGCCCGTCCTCCAGCTCCAAGCGTGCGGCCACCGTTCGCGCCCTGACCGGCATGATGCAGATCACCCAAGACCCAGAGACCCTGCAAGTGCTCGGTGCCATGGCCATGATGAACATGGAAGGCGAGGGCGTTGGCGACGTGCAGGACTACTTCCGCAAGCGCCTGATTCGCATGGGCGTGGTCAAACCGACCGACGCAGAAGCCGAAGCGCTCATGGCCGAGATGCAAGCCGCTGGCCAGCAGCAAGACCCGAACGCCATCTTCCTGCAAGCCGCAGCCGAAGAAGCCGTGGCCAAGGCCGCCAGGGCACGTGCCGACACGGTGGAGACCATCGCAAGCGCAGAACTCAAACGCGCCCAGACGGCCGAGACCATCGCCAAGGCCAGCGAGATTGATCAGAACATTGCATTGACCACAATCGAGGCGCTGGAACAAGCAGCAATTGGAGAACAAGTGCAGCCTGTTGTCAGATGACATCGATATGGTGGAGAATGTGGGTACACGGTATCCATCCAGCCGTTTGAAGTGGATGAGTTAAATGGGGTATTTGAATGACTAAAAAGGCAGCAACAGGAGATGAAAACCTCGACGACGACACCTTGGTGATCGACGATCAGGAGAGCCAGGACAATTCTGAGAACGTGGGTGACGAGCAAAATTCCGGCACCGACCAGAACGACCAGCAATCCGGCGACGATCAAGAAGGCGACGACAACGAAGTGATCGTCTCCATTGGTGAGGACGCGCCACCTCCCGATGAGCAAGCTCACGCACCTGGTTGGGTGAAAGAGCTGCGTAAAGCAAACCGCGAGAAGGAAAAGCGCATTCGAGAACTCGAAGCGAAGCTGACCCAGACGACTGAGAAAAAGCCGGTCGCACTTGGGGCAAAGCCGAAGCTGGAAGATTTCGACTATGACGCTGACAAGTTTGAATCTGCCCTGACAGACTGGTTCGAGCGCAAACGCCAAGCCGACACTGAAGCCAACAAGCTGCAGCAGGCCGAGCAAGCGCAAAAGCAAGCCTGGCAGGAAAAGCTCGAAGGCTACGGCAAGGCGAAAGCTGAGCTGAAGGTGCGAGATTTTGAGGATGCCGAGGCCGTGGCCCAGGAACTCTTCAACATCACGCAACAAGGCGTCGTGCTGCAAGGTGCAGACAATCCTGCTCTGGTGATTTACGCACTCGGCAAGAACCCAAAGAAGGCAGCAGAGCTGGCCAAAATTGAAGACCCCGTAAAGTTTGCCTTTGCGGTAGCGAAACTGGAGAAGGAATTGAAAGTTACGAACCGAAAGGCAGCCCCTGCACCTGAACGCATGATCAGCTCAACTGGTCGAGTGTCTGGCGCGGTGGACTCAACCCTCGAACGGCTGCGCGAAGAAGCCGCCCGTACTGGCAACATGACCAAGGTCATCCAGTACAAGGCGCAGAAGCGTGCAGCTTCAAAATGACCATTTTTTAAGGAAAAATCATGTCCAATAGTTTCTCGAAAGAAGAACGCGTCGCGTTTGAAGACCTCCTCGAAGGCTTCCAAGACGCTCTCGTGCTGTCCCGCAACGTCTCGGTCTACAACACAGACCAGACAATGATGGAACGCGCCAACAACACCATCTGGCGTCCACAGCCCTACATCGCTCAGTCGATCAACAGCACTCCTGGCACGCCAATCCCCGGCTACCAGGGCATGACTCAGTTGGCCGTCCCTGCGACTTTGGGCTTCAGCAAGACCGTGCCTTGGGAAATGACCACTCTCGAACTGCGCGACGCTTTGCAAGAAGGCCGCCTGGGCGAGTCCGCCAAGCAAAAGCTGGCCAGCGACATCAACATCGCCATCATGAACGCAGCCGCTGGCTTGGGTTCTTTGGTTGTGCCGATTGCTGCCGCTGCCGGTGACTATGACGACGTGGCCCTGTGCGACGCCATCATGAACGAGCAAGGCGTGCCTGACTACGATCGCTTCATGGCCCTGTCCAGCCGCGATTACAACGGCTTGGCTGGTAACCTGGTTGGCACCGCCCGTTCGTTCGGCAATCAGAAGTCTGACAAGGCTTATGAGCGTTCTTACGTCGGCATGGTTGCTGGCTTCGACACCTACAAGATGGATTACGCTAACCGTCAAGCAGCAGCAGCAGGCGGCGGCTCAATCACCATCGACACCAGTGGTGCAGGCACACAAGCGAACTACACGCCTCAGGCCACCTCCACATCCGTGGGCGGCCAGATCAACGTGGATAACCGCTTCCAGACCGTGACCGTCTCCTCGACCACCAGCGTGGCCGCAGGCGATGCCTTCACCATTGGCGGCGTGTACGCTGTGCACCACATCACCAAGCAAAGCACCGGTCAGTTGAAGACTTTCCGTGTTGTGTCTGTTGATTCGGCCACGACCATGACCATCACTCCCCCGATCATTGGCGCACAGAGCGTTGCCACCGACGCCCAGTTGCAGTACAAGAACGTGGAAGTGTCTGCACCGTCCAACACAGCCGCCATCACCTTCTTGAACGTGAACGCCGCTTCGGTGAACGTGTTCTGGCAGCGTGACTCGCTGGAAATTTTGCCTGGCCGTTATGCCGTGCCTTCGGACGCTGGCGTCGCAGTGATGCGTGCCACCACCGACCAGGGCATTGAGCTGGTCTTGCAGAAGTTCTACGACATTGACAGCATGACCATCAAGTACCGTATGGACACGCTGTTCGGTGTGGTGAACAAGAACCCCGAGATGAGCGGAATTTTGTTGTTTAATCAATAAGTAGCAAAAACAGAATGGGGGGTTTCGGCCCCCCTTTCTGCATAGGAGACCCAAATGCCACTGACAAAAGGTTATTCAAGCAAGTCCATCGGCAAGAACATCTCCAAGGAGATGAAGTCCGGCATGCCTCAAAAGCAAGCTGTGGCCGTTGCACTCAACGTCGCTCGCAAGGCGGCAAAAGCTGCTGGCAAGCCAAGCAAAGCACCCAAGAAGGCCAAAAAATGAAGCCCGGTCTCTATGCCAACATCGCAGCTAAACGCGAGCGCATCGAAAAGCAGAAAGCTGCAGGCAAGACGCCTGAGCGCATGCGCAAGCCCGGCACAAAAGGCGCACCGACTTCTGCAGCATTCAAAGCCGCGGCGAAAACAGCAAAGCCCATGAAAAGGAAGGCCAAGTGATGCAAGACAACATCCTCATGCCAAAGTACCGCAAGAACAAAAAGCCCGTCAAGGTTCGCAAGCCATCTCGGCCAATCGACGGCATCAATCACCGTCTGTTGCGCGAGCAGGCAGCCGCAGCTGCATCCGCACCTCAAGCGCCAGAAGTCGTGGAAACCTCAGTTCCAGACGACGGTGAAGCCCCAACCCGCATTGAGTTGGTCGAGAAGGCCAAAGAACTCGGCCTGACATTCACCAAGCGCACAAGCGATGAAAAGCTGCTGGCCATGATCACCGAAGCACTCAGCAAGCAGGAGGCCTGATATGGGTTACAGCAAGCGCCAATTTGTTGCGGCAGCCTTTGAAGAGATCGGCCTTGCGTCCTATGTCTTCGACCTGCAACCCGAGCAACTTCAATCCGCCATGCGTCGCATAGATGCCATGATGGCCGACTGGAACGGCAAAGGCATCCGCTTGGGCTACCCACTGCCAGGCAGCCCACAAGACAGCGATCTGGACGAGCCGACGCTGGTTCCTGACTGGGCGAACGAGGCGATCATCACAAATGGCGCTGTCCGCATTGCACCTGGCTACGGCAAGGTGGTGATGCCAGAGACCAAGGCCGTGGCCAAGGACAGCTACAACACACTGCTGCAGCGTGCCGCCATGCCGCCAGAGCAACAGCTCCCGGCCACCATGCCTGCTGGCGCTGGCAACAAGCCATGGCGCGTCTACGACAACCCGTTCATCCGTCCTCCCGTCAACCCTGTCGACGTTGGCCCAGACGGCCCTCTCCAGTTCAACTAAGGATTCACCATGGCTTACATCAACCAACTGCCGCTTCTTGCTTCCCCGTCACCAGGCGACCAGATTCCCGTCTATACCCCGAACAACGGCGACGCACGACGCCTGCCAATCGGTGCGCTTCTGCAGTATTTCCAGCAGACCTTTGCGGCCCCGTCGTTGGCCACCAGCATCGCAACGCCTGGCACTGGCTTCAACATCACCGTGCCAACCCCGGTCAGCCAGCAGCAGTGGATGCTGCTACAGCCTGCCGGAACCTTGGCCGCCGGAACGATCACTCTTCCGCTGAACACACAAACGCCTGATGGCACCGAGGTGCTTGTCACGACCACGCAGATCATCACTTCATTCACATTGGCCCTGAACGGCGCATCTGCTGCAAATGGAGCGCCGACCACACTGGCGGCAAACGCGTCATTCCGCATGCGCTTTGTGCAGTCGCTCAACAGCTGGTACAGAATCGCTTAACCATGGCCACCAAAGACTCAAGACTGGCACGCGCAGGCGTCGAGGGCTACAACAAGCCCAAGCGCACGCCTTCGCACCCAACCAAATCCCACGTCGTTGTGGCTAAGGCTGGCGACCAGGTCAAGACGATCCGGTTTGGCCAACAGGGCGTGTCTGGGTCACCAAA